AACATCCGAAAAATACGCAGGCCATCGTTACTAAACGACGTCAGATTGATGGAAGAAACAGCGCTCAACATATTCAGAGAGAGGCAGTAATGTCAGCACTCGGATCTCTAGTGGTCAAATTAGCTTTGGAGCATGCGGAATATACTCAAGGCATTGATAAATCGAGCCAGCAAGCGCTCAAGTTCGCCCAAAATGCGCAGCGCAGTTTTGACCAGGCAAGTTCTTCCGTAAAAGATTTCATGAAAGGCGCGGTAGCTCAAGCAGCTGCGGCAGTCGGAGCGATGGTGGCTGTTAACGAATCGTTCGCTCGTTCGCTGGAGTTCAGCAAATCAATCGCGCAGATATCTACCCAGATAGATGGATCGATTGATGATATTAATAGACTGGAAGCCGCAGCAAAGAGCATGTCTGCGCAGTTCGGGACATTGCCAGTCGAACAATCCAGGGCGTTTTACGAGATCATTTCTTCCGGCACTTCTGATGTAACCAAAGCCACAGAGTTGCTCTCGTCCGCAAATAAGCTAGCCATCGGCGGCAATACTGATCTTGCCACGTCAGTTGATGGGCTGACGAATATCATGAACAGCTACAGCGGCAAGGTGGAAAGTGTTGGCGCCGTATCAGATGCGCTCTTTGTCGGCATGAAAGCCGGTAAAGCAACTATGGAAGAGTTATCTGCCGGTCTCGGGAAAGTAACACCAATAGCCGCAACCCTGAATGTAAGCTTCGATGAGTTGGTTGCAACTGTAGCAGCGTTGTCCTTGCAGGGAATATCGACCCAAGAAAGCATCACAGGTGTTCGTGCGATCCTGGCATCAATAGCCAAGCCAACCAAAGAAGCCGAAGATCTTGCTGCTGGTCTTGGATTGCAGTTTGATTCTGCCGGTTTGCAAGCGAAGGGCTTTGCTGGTTTCCTGGAAGATATAAGCCAAAAGACGGACGGCAATGTTGATAAGCTTGCGCTATTGTTCGGTGGTGTGGAAGCGCTTGTCCCGATCATGGCATTGTCCGGTCAGGCAGGTAAAGATTTCTCCCAGATCATGGGAGATATGGGGAGTAAGGCCGGATCGACGCAAGATGCGTTCGACAAGATGGCTGCCAGTCCTGGCTTTAAGATCGATCAGTTAATGGCTTCGATTAATAATATCGCAATCACCCTCGGAGATTCACTCGCTTCTGTATTGACTCCGGCCGCAGAAAAAGCGTCACGGGCAATCAATCAATTGTTCGGTATCAATAAAAACTTGTCTGAGATAGACAAACAAAAACAAAAGATTGCTGAATTTCGGTCAGAGCTAGAATCTCTGAATAGCCGCAAACATATTCCCGTGATTGGCGATTTAATCTTTGATAAACGTCAAGCAGACCTGCTTGAGCAGAGGATTGAAGATGGGATTGCAGATCTTGAGAAACTGGAAAAAACCGCGCAGGTAGTAGACGGCGGCATCAAAAAGACCATCGATTTTTCCCTGAACATGCCAAAGGCACAGGATGCTGCAACCGCATCCATCAAAAAGACCATCGCCGCCTCCCAGCAATTCATGGAAAGATTGCAGCAAGAGGCCGCGCAAGTAGGCAAAACAACTCTGGAAATCCGCAAGATGGAGGCCGCCAAACTGGGCCTATCCAAACAGGCAGATCCGCTCATCGACAAAATCGATCAGGAAACCAGGGCAGAGAAAGAACTGCAGGAACAGCTTGCGCGCGTCAAATCGATCACCGATTCGGTAGCAACTAAGCAGGAAATCTACAATGCCAAACTGGCCGAACTGGAAACACTCAAACCTCACCTCGGCATAGAGAATTATGAACGAGCGCTAAAGAGTCTAAAAAAGGAAACCACCGGAACGGTTGCCGTTATCCGGACAACCACCGACGAAATCAGCCAATTGCTGGTGCAAGCCGGCCGCAATATTCAATCGATCTTATCCAATAGTATTTTTGATTTTTTCAGCGACGGGCTGGATGGCATGTGGCGCAACGCCAAGTCAGCCATTGGCCGCATCCTGTCCGAATTTACCGCACTCAAACTGGCCCATGGTATTGGATTGTCAAGCATGTTCGCTATTCCCGGCTCGGCGATGGCATCCGGAGGTACGGGTGGAACTGGGCTTGGTGCCAACAGTTTTGATATTGCATCCCTTGGGGTGAATGCGACATCGCTCGTTAAGGGCGGCTTTGGATTAAATGGCCTGGTAGGTGGCGGAATGTCCGCCATCGGTGGCAGTGGTTTGCTCGGTTCGTTTGGCGCGGGCATGTCTGGCGGATCTGCTGCGGCATCGTTTATCGCCGCTGAGAGCGCGACTGCTGGCGCCGGGTTGGCTGCTGGCATGGGGTCTGCCTTCGCTGCGGCTGCTGGTCCACTGATGATTGCCGCTGCTGCAACGGCCGGACTGAAGGCATTGGCTGGTGATAAGAGATTGGGTGGCGGTTTTGGTAACGTAATGAATACCATAGGGGATCTTCCAATCATTGGTGATTTGATGCCTGTAATCCCTTTGGTTAATGCTTTGTTCGGTCGCGGACCGCTCAAGCAAAAAGGAACGACTTTATCTGGATCTGTCGGTGCAGAAGGATTCACTAGCGGATCTCTGCAAACTGATTTTGTGGCTAAAGGCGGTCTTTTCCGCAGCGACAAGAACGACTTCGCCCGTGTTGATGCAGTCACCGGTGCGGTGTCTACTGATAACGAAAAACTACAGAGCTTTGCCGATCAACTGGCCAAATCTTCGAAAGAAATAATCGGACTAATCAACGACACGACCACGCAAGTTTCAACAAGCCTGCGCATGGTTGGGCGTGATCTTGGCCTGAGCGTGGACAGCATTGATGCATTCAGCCGATCAATAGAGCTGGTGTCCGAAAAAGGCAAGCTACTAACCGAAGAGCAGATAGCCAACGAGATATCGGCAATCACCGACGAACTGGCGCGCGGATTGATTCCGGAAGTGGACAGCCTGTCCAAGCGTGGAGAGAGCGCCATCCAAACAGTTAATAGGTTGGGGATAGAGTTCAATGCCATCGTTGATAGCGCGGTCGTTATCCTCGATAGAACGATTGCAGAGTCCAAAAAACTCGTGCAATCAATATCATTCGAAGATCGGACGGAATTCGTAGATGCAGCCGGTGGCGTCGATGCGCTGAGTCAGAAAGTGTCTTTCTTCGCGCAGAACTTCCTTACCGAAGCGCAACGCCTGGCACCCGCGCAAGAAAGAGTGACAGAAGAACTTAACAAATTAGGACTGTCATCAACTTTAACGCGCGATCAGTTCCGCGATCTAGTGCAATCTTATGGACAAGTGAACGGCGTGACGGAAGATACGCTGCAAGCACTGCTCAACCTGGCGCCTGCATTCGTGTCAGTCACCCAGGCTGCCGAGGCAGCCGCCGAGGCGGCGAAGCAACAAGCGAGCACGGCATTGAATGATGCTTTCTCAGCGCTGCAAAAATCAGTGGACGCTGAACGCAAGAAGATAACAGATCATTACAACGAAGCGCTTAAGACCGTCAACGAGCGCATCCAGAGCGTTTCCGAATCCATCGGGAAACTTAAAACGTTGTCCGATGCGCTGAAGTCAACCGTCGACGCATTGCGGCCCATGAACCGCCAGCAGGCAAAAGACCAGATCCAACAAGCCATTTATGCAGCCAGATCGGGTGGGGCCTTGCCGGACGCGAAAGATCTGCAACAAGCGCTTGGTGTGCTCGGTAACAAATCCACGTCTGGGTTTGCCAGCAGCTTTGAATTTGCACGCGAACAAGCCAAAACAGCAAACCTGATTGGCGAACTGGGTGGATTGACAGACTCGCAATTGACTGTGGAAGAACGCAGCTTGGACGCATTGGAAGCCCAGCGTGACCGGCTTGACCAGGGTTTCAGGGACGAAATTGAACGCCTGGACACACTGCTTGAACAAGGCAAAGCGCAAATCGATTCAATCAACGGCCTGAATACGTCGGTGGTGTCGCTGATTGACGCACTCGGACAGCTTAACCTAAGGCTGCTGCAGGGTGGTGGATCTGGCGTGATCGACCCAACAACCGGTGGCGCGCCAGTTGGCGGAACGAATGAAGAGCGCGGTCAATTGATCAATCAGTTTATCAATGCGCCCGGCAGAACCCCGGAAGAAATTTACGCAGCATCGGTCAAGTACGGAGTAACGGCTGAAGAACTCGACTCGCAGAGCAAATTCTCGTTAAAAGAGATTAACGACTGGATTGATTCAAAAGGACTCAAACGTCTGACAGGCGTGCCAGGATTCGCTTCCGGCGGCATGCATCGCGGCGGACTACGTATAGTCGGTGAGCGCGGGCCGGAATTGGAGAGTACAGGACCAAGCCGCATCACCAGCAATAGCGATCTCAAGAGCATCGTCAACAATGACGGTGTTGTTAAAGCCATCTCGGAACTTCAGGCAGAGATCAGCGAAGTCAAAACTTCCAACAATAAAGTTAGAAAAATCCTCGACGCCGTTACTCAGGGCGGCAGTTATCTCAGAGTCAAAAACATCTTATGAGAGCATTTATCCCGATTGACATCACCGACGCCATGTTGGTGAGCAGCTCTATTGCCGAGCCGTATGCTTCAGAACCACTCTACAATCCAGGAACCACCTACGCCGAAGGCGCATTGGTCAGCGTAGTCGCGGCGAACAGTCATTTAGTCTTTGAGTCGCTGGTCGGATCTAACCTCAATCACAGCCCGGCAGCTTCCCCGGCGCATTGGATTCAGAAAAGCTACACGAACCGATTCAGAATGTTCGAGTGGAACCAGGGCGATCCCAGTATTGCAGGATCTCCGCTGACAGTCGTATTGCGCCCTGGAAAACGTATCGATGCAATATTTCTGGACGGCCTAAAAGCAACAACTTTAGAAATTGTTGTTACCAACGGTCCTGGTGGTGATGTTGTATTTACGCTAGATGCTCACTTGCAAGTGAGAACGGTTGCATCATTTTCTGAGTTTTATTTCACCCCATTTTTATATCAACAAAAGCTTGTTACGTTTGATGTGCCTATGGTGCCTGACCCTGTGATTACGATCACCCTGTCTGACCCATCTGGCACCGTCGAAGTTGGTCGCATAGCTTGCGGGTTATCAATTTATCACGGAAATATCAAATGGAATCCAGTATCAGACCTTGAAAACTATTCGGAAATTGTTTGGGATGATTTTGGCAAGGCCACGTTAACACCAGTCCCAAGCATCCCAATGACAGAACAGAAAGTAATCGTTGATATTGGGAGGGTGAATGTTGTCCGTCAGTTCAGAGATTCTGCAAACGCAAAGGCGGTTGTTTGGTCTGGCCTGGACGATGTTGATTACGGATATACAGAGTCATTAATCCTATTCGGGGTTTATCGAAGTTTTCGGATAGATATCACAAACCCAAGTTATTCAGAAGTTACATTATCACTCAAAGGTATCTAAAACATGGTCACTCAAGTACCGACGTTCCCTGCCCCGCTTCCAGATCCATACAACCAAACGTCAGAAGAGTTTGAGCTATCCGTCGTTGATTTTAATAAAAACTTAAATCCATACGGCGCCGCCCTTAATGAAATCGCAATAGAAGTCCAGGAACTGGCAGCGAAGGCGGAAGCAGCCGCCGGAGCGCTAGCAAATGCCGTGTGGGTTTCTGGTACCACATATGCGATCGGCGACGTCAGATACAGCCCGGTGGATTTCCTCGTTTACAGACGCAAGACGGTCGGAGCAGGCACTACAGATCCGAGTTTGGACGCGACGAACTGGGCACTGCAAACCAAGACCGGCGCGGGTGGATCGGACACAACCAGCAGCGCGGTTGATATTACATTGACATCTACCAGTGGTCGATTGCAAGTCATATCCATGACCGCACCGGCCAAGAAAGTCACGTTACCTGCTGCTGGCACGCTGAATAAAGGATCATCCATATTCGTAATCAAGAACTCAGGCACGTATCGTTTCGCCGCGCATAAGAACGGCGGCGCCTTCCTTTGCTTCGCGCAGCCCGGTCAAGTGGTTGCTTTGCATTGCTCAGACATTAGTACCGGAGCGGGCATCTGGCACGTTGGCGGTGATGCAATCGAGCAGATTAATGATAGTAACAATGCAGAGACTCTGAACGGCGTTGATTCCCGTCTGATTTCGGTAGCCATGCTGTCGTCTACAAAGGCGATTTGCGCTTTCAGGAATAATTCAACCACATTCTTAAATGCCGTTGTGCTTAATTTTGGCTCGGCATCTGGCGCGCCGTCGGCCATTAATGCAGAGGCATCAGAATTTATCAGCATCGCAGCGCAAAGCAGCTCACAAGCGACCGTCGTTTATAAAACATCGACCGGTGTAACTAAGGGCTACGTATTGGATATTTCCGGCAACACTATAACGCCCGGCACGGTAGCAACCATAGATGCACTAACAGCCTCGACCGGGACAGGCATAGCAGCATTGTCAGCAACAAAATTGTTGTGTGTGTACGGGGCGTCAGGGGCAAAAGAGCGTGTACTTGACATTTCCGCAAGCGTTATCACGGCAAGCGCAGCCGCCACGGCGTCGGCTACTTTAATGATTGGTGACCCACTTTATCTTGTCAAGAAAATTACCACCACAAAGGCATTGGTTGCCGGGTTTGTCAACGCCGCCAATGCATCTATTTTATTAGCATTGCAATCGATAAGCGGATCAACCCCAGCGCAAACAGGCAGCTCTCTAACCGTTACCGCGCCAGGGGCAATCGTTAAAAGACAATTCGGGCTGCTGGTCATGAGCTCGTCTAGAGCATTGCTTGCGCAGCCTATTGATCAGGCTTATGGAGACATCATGCTGTCAATCATCGACATATCGGGCACGACTCCTGTCTTAGTGATCAATAAAATTATTATCGTAGGACTGAGCGGCGCAGCTCATGTCAGTGCAGCAAAACTTGATAGTAATAATGCGTACATCACATGGACCGGTGGAGCGAGCGGTGGCATTGATTCTATGGTAGTAACAGTTACAAATGACGACAGGATCGTTCTTGGTCATCTGTCTGAACGCGTTGACGCGGGCGTGACATCAGCCGCTGGTTATCTGGACTGTGACGCGCTGGATAGTACTCACGTAATGCAACTTCATCGCAACAACCTCTCATACCTTTCTGCAAAAACAGTCGAAATATCTCTGTAGTAAAAAATCATCAATTAAAATAAGGATATGCTAAATGGCATTGATAACTAATGTACTTAAAAAAGTACGTGAGAGTGGATTCGTTCGTTTTGTTGGCGGTAAATTTCTGGATAAAGACGATAATGAAATAGTTGTTACCTCGGAATCAACGCCACCGCCCACAGTGGTTTCTGGAAATAACAATGCTTGGGCACTTGGATTTAAGAGCGCGATCACGCCGGAAGCGCCTGGAGATGGTTATTTTCGTCTTAGCGACACGATCCCAGGTGATGTTGGGTTGATGTGGGTGTCAGACACAGATGCGAATAGCGTGAGCCTAGCCGCCCGACGTGGATTGATCAGGCCGGGAGACAATCTTTATGTGATCTCTAAAACCAATCCGAGCACAATTTTAAGCATTTGGAGCGTAACTGCCGCAGCGGTGGCGAAGTCTCTTTACGCCGAGATACCTGTCAGCTTCGTTGCCGGAACCGGCTTGCCAGGATCTCTAGAGCCATGTGAAATTATTCACGTTCCCGGCGGGTCTACCGCTCTGACTGAGGCAATTATGCTTACGGCGATGCCTGGTGTTGCTAGGTTCTCGTTCGGTGGTGTAGGTGGCGCGATTGATGGCTTCTTCACCGCCGCCGGTGAGTTTGTTTCTTTCATTAACCCTACTTACGCATTTGCATCTCTGCCGACTATTACATCAGCAAATGACGGTTCTGTCGTCAGGATAGATCCGGCGTCTTTCGGTGGAGGAAGTTCGCGGGTTAATAAGAATATCCAAGCAGTGGCTAATTTAACAGACAACGTTTGGGACCCTGCTGGGGGGCGTCAACTGCTCTATTCTGCGTACGGATCCGCTGCCGCGCCGCTGTCAAGCATGGCGGCAATTATTGGTCATGCGATCACTCAATTTGACCTGGGGGTGAATGGAAATTTCTCTATGCCGGCCAATTTCTTAAAGCTTGGCCGTGGCATTAACGTCATCGCGAGGGCTGGTAAAACAGGAACCAGTGCGGGCACGACTCCGATAGCAACCAGATTTGGCAAAAACAACACGACATCTGATCAGTTGATCTCAAGCGTCACCCTGACAAACACAAGTTTGCAACAATGCAACCTTAATTCTGTCGCGCGCGTGACTGCAGTTGGTGCAGGTACAAGCGTATTTACTGCTGATTCGCTAGGCGCTAACGGGCAGGGCACAAACAGCATTGGCGACAGATCAACGTCATTCGACAGCACGCTGGTAAATTACGTATCAGTGACAGCCGATCCGTCTAACGATACCGACACGCACGCGCTTTATAGCCTGGAAATTTGGTGGGTGAAATAATATGCATATTATCAGCCCATATAGTTCCGGATTAAAGTTGGCTGTTGCTGCACCGTCATCTGCGTCGACTGGGGTCATTATGTCGCAGGGGGTTCACGCAAAGATAGAGTCTTGGCAGCTAGATGCACCTTCAGAGATGACGGATATTGGCACGGAACTATCAACCAAGACTTGGTTAAGGGGCGCAATGTTTCCAGTGTATTGGTACGATCACGAATTGTCGCCCGGTGTATTTAATAAAACAAAGATGCAAGCGCATTACGACTTTTGCGCGTCGCGTGGGAAGATGTGTACTTTCCTCATTACTTTCACTCGAAAATTCGAGGTTGATCTTTTTTCGCAAGGGAACCCGCCGCTGCCAGCAGACCTGTTGACTACCAGCGGTACGTACTCTGATGGGTCGACAAAATACACAAAAATGTGGGCTTTCCAAGGCAGGGATGCAGATCAGGGCGGGATCTTTGTAACAAAAGGATATAACGCCAACCTCCTTGACGCCACATTGCGCACGCGCATGTTGGCGTTCCTGCAGTATGTTGCAGACAATTTTGACGGACTTCCCTATTTTGCCGGCGTAATGATACCCGAATCAGCATCAGGAACTCCGCTCGACGGCTATGTCGGGGGCAACAGCTCTGATGCGCATTTCGCAGGGTTGCTCCAGTTAATTATAGGCGCCAAGCAGAAATTCAAAAAATCACAATTTATTGCTGACATCAACGCGACAACTGCATTTATAAATGATTTTTTTGCGGTTCCAGGTGGACATGCTCTTACGCACAGGTTTCCGTGGAGTAGCTCAAACATGTTCACGGTGGCCACCGGGAACGTCGCTTTGGTGCAGTCAAAAACGCCGTCGCTAAACGGCAAGATCTGGATAATGTCTCAAATTCAGAGGCATGACTTTGACAGCCTGGACGGGTCAATACCTGGTACGGTGGCGCCGACAAAAGAATATCTTTACTTGCGAGCCAGAAATACGCATGAAGCCACGCACTTGTATGTGCAAAGAACAGTTCCAAGCGTGGCGCCATTTCATTGGGACGGTTTTGTGAGCTACATGGACGGAAGCCCTTACGCATCAGATCCCTACGGCGGTCTTAAAACAACGCTACCGGACATTATTATTTAAATCTGCGTGACAAATATCACAGACAGATAACAAGGAGATCAGTCAACATGGGGTGGCCAAAGATAAAATTCGAGGAAAGCGAGATGACCACTAAGATGAATGATGTTCACAGAAGGCTGGATGACTTAGAAGAGCATAAATTGGTCTGCAACAGTAAGCATGACAAGTGCGAGGATAGTCAGCGTGATAATCATGATTATCGTCGTAAAACTGACAGCAAGCTGGATGGAATTTATGTCGTGGCTACTGAGATGCTAACTATCATGAAAAGTTATAAAGAATATGAGCCGTCAATGCGCAGGACTCAAAATAATTTTATCACGCTTGACACATTAAAAGCGTGGGGGGTTTGGATTGCGGCTATTGCCGGGGCGTTCACTGCTGTTTTCGGTGTGTTTTCAGCGTTTATGTACTTGAGAGGACTACTGTAATGCAAGCCTGGCTGGTAAAAATCGCTCTGCAATACGGATCAAAACTGCTGATTGCCGCTCTCGCGCTGGCCGTGATCACAGCAACCTATTTTTCATGGAAACATGACATCCAGAAAGCAGAGCATGACAGAGTGGTTGCGGAATTTGAGAAACGCGATGCCGAGAATGACCGCAAATCAGCAGATCTGCTGCTGCGAAAGCACAGGGAAATAGCAAGGGTTAAGCAAGAAGAGCACGACAAATACATAGGAGCGATTGGAGCATATGCGGAATATGGAAAAAACCTTGATAGTCAGCTTGCTGCTACTGTCAATAAGCGCGTGCGCAACCCCACAGCCACGGCAAATTGTGGTGGAAACGCCGTGCCCGGAGAAACAGGTAATTCCACGGGAGCTGGTAGACCAAGCGAGGAAGATGTACAAGAAATAGAAATGCTGAAAAGCATCAAAGCATGCGAAATTTTGATTGAGGATTTCCTGATTCCTAATGCGGTGATTAAATGATTGATTACTCGAAACCTGCAAGACATCATAGTGATGAAAGACTATCCAGATCTGCTTGATTTCGTCGGCGACCTGTCATCTGACACTATTGACACGCTCAATGACATCGATGTTAAGTTGATAAAGTGGTATGTTCGCAGCGATGGTTGCACGAAAGTAATTGATTTCTTTATACGTGCATGCATCATTCACGATTTCTTCTACCGCACTCACCATAATTTCAGGGGTGAGATGATCACAAGGGCGCAAGCTGATGCGTGGTTCCGTGACGAGATCATTAGACTCTCCAGGATTAGGCTGCCAGGCAGGATTAGAGTGTGGCATCTTATCAGCCCGGTCATCTGGTGGCAGTATGTCTGCCCACTGGCTTGGTGGCGTTGGTGTGGTGTAAGATTGTTGGCAGAGCCTGCCTGGGTGGGTAGGTCGTCGTATCATGCCTAAGTGTTGTTAACCGTGTTGTTATTATCAACACATTTATGACTATTTTAAAGATTTTTTGCCATGTCTTCTGCGCTCAGGTTGAAGTAGATTTGTAGTTGACGCAGATCTTTATGCCCGACCATCCGTGCAAGACTAAGCACGTCGAGTTTTTTTGATAGTCTTGTGATTGCCAGGTGTCGAGTGTCATGAAAATGCAGATCATCAATCATCGCCCGTGATTTTGCTTTGCGGAAATTTACGTCAATCTGGCGCGTCGTCAGGCCGAATATGTTCCCTAAATCTGATTCTGTGTCATTGCGTAACTGGTTGATTATCCTAATCGCCTCCATAGACAGGGGCACATCTCGTTTCATTCCGTTCTTGGTCTCGATCAATTTTGCCGTCCGCTTTTCAATATCGACTCTATCCCAAGTCAAACAAGCAATCTCACCGGCTCTCATTGCAGTTTCAATGGCAAACAACATGGCCGCACCGACTCTGGCAGATACGCCAACCGGCCGCACATCGTGGTCGTAACCCAGCGCCAGCAGCAATCTTTCTATTTCTATGTCCGTAATCAATCGGCCCCTGGGCAACGGTTCCGGCGGTCGGCGGATGCCGGACAGCGGATTGATTTTGAGCCACCCCCAATCTTTAATGGCCGTGTTGATCGCGTGAGACAGGATATTGATCTCCCTTAATACACTGCCAGCCGATACGCTTAGTAATCTCCGGTCGCGCCAGTCTGAGAAATGATTTGCTGACAAGTCACACAGCGCCACTGCTGCTATTGGATCGCGCAAGAAAGCGTTGATCCTGTGCACCTCCCATTCTGCTCCGCGTTTAGTTGGGGAAACCTTCTCAGCGTATCGCTGCAGCAATTCGCCGAAAGTTTTATTCGGGATATCGCCGCGTTTCCCTGAGAGTATTTCTTGTTCAATGCTGGCAGCCCAGAACGTAGTTTCAGATTTTGTATTGAAAGTTTTTGATTGCCGAATGCCTTTGCGACATACTGCAGCTTCCCAGCCGTTACCTTTTTTTCTGAAAGTAGCCATTCCGTAATCCGTTCCGTATTTAATCCGTAAATCAATACGGAAAAATACTAGGAAACATTAGGAAATATTATTATGTGCGCTACTGGTAATCGCCCGAAATCGGCTGTGTGACTTGGTTTTGATGGGGGATACTGGAAGATATTAGGTTATGCTTTTTGTCTCAGTGGTGCCCGGGGCCGGAATCTTATCATCAATACCAATGCGCTTCTTGGTAACTTGTTCCGTAAAATTTCCGTTAACTTTTGCTTTTTCTCTTCACTTCTTGCCGTCTCCAGTGAGACAGGGCCCAATCAACCACATCCTGACCAATCCACTTTCTGTGCCCGATTTTAGCAGATTGTGGGAAACCTGGCTTGGATGCAATGTATTGGGCAAAATATTCTGGAGTCACGTCGAAGTACTCTGAGCATCTTTTGATGCTCCAGATTTGCTTGTCGAGTGGTATCGGCTGTTTATCAAGTTTGCTGGATAGTTCTAGCAGCGTGGTAATCAGTATGTTTTCTGTTTGTTCTTGCATTTCATAGTGTCTTGGTTATTACTTATCGGGTGAATCTTGCTTCCAGTGGTCGGATGGATAAAACACATGCGAAGATTCGTTATTGTGAGTCGTATCAATGGACTTCCACTCTGACAATTCTTTGCATTCATTTTGAATCAGATCATCAATAAGGCACGCTTCAGGTATCCGTAGCATCTCGGCAAAGTGTGCCCTAATCTCGATGAGTCTTTCTTCAGTTATCCCGCGCATATCAATAAATGTTGGTCTTAGCAGGTCCACCCATCTTATGCACATATCCAGACGGCGCTTTCCCGTTCGCAACCAGGTCGTTTTTATTTTCCAATTGGTTAACTTGTTGGCTTTCTGTCAGAAATCTCGTGGCAATTTGTCCGCCGGTGACGCGCACGGCTTCGATCTCGACTTTCGCCGAGTTGATAATGACTTGTGCCGTCTCTGAGATTGCTTTGGCTGTTTCTACGTCGATACGGTTACTTTTTAAATCCTCGAGCGTATCGAATAAGATTGAGCGCAATCTTGCCACATCATTTACTTTTGGTATTGTGTCGCTCATTGATCCTCCTGTTGATGGTTGCTTTTATCCTGATGACTTCTTTAAGATCCTCTGGCAAATTGTGTACGCTATTGCGTAGCATGAGTTCTTTTCTGCTGATCAGCGACAGGTTGTTGATGTCATAACAATTCAGCTTGTTGCCGTCGTTGAATACAACTGCCGTTCCTGCCGGCGGGTATTCTCCGTAGTGCTTCTTCCATGTCTCGCGGTGTACAAGTTCCCATTTGTGATTTTCGTCACTTATTTTCACCTGCAGGTATCCGTCTTTGGTTAGGCGCGTGGTACCAACGGTGGTTGTGTTGTGCGGCAACGATCCTTTGCTGAACCATCCTGCATTGTTTTCCATGTTGAGCCTGATGCCCTTGTTCCAGGGCGTTGCGCCCTTGCGAATCTTGCCATCTTTCAAGATATTGTATTTTTCTCGATAAGCCGCGCTTTTGTACACGCCCATCGATTTGGCTTTTATGCCGATTTGCTTGGTGTTAAATGCTTCATTGAGCAGATCAATCATCTGTGCTGGCGTTGAATCCGGATAATGATCACGTATTATTTGCTCTTGCTCTGGCGTCCAGTATTGTCGCTTTTTAGTGTGCTTTGGCATGTCAGTATCTGTCAAAACTGGATATCATCATCCATGTCATCGAAACCGCTACTTTGTGTCGCGCCCGCGCTAGCTGTGGTTGTGGTAGATTGGTTAGATTGCTGTTGATCATCGGCTGGTCTGTTGCCTAACATTTTCATGTCGTCGGCAATGATCTGCGTGGTGTAGCGTTCCACGCCGTTTTTATCAGTCCATTTCTTTGTTTCCAGTCTGCCATCAACATAAACAGATCGGCCTTTCTTAAGATATTCTCCTGCAATCTCAGCCAGTTTTCTGTAGAAAACGACGGTATGCCATTCCGTCTTTTCCTTCTTTTCGCCGCTCTTGTCTTTCCAGGTGTCTGTCGTTGCCAAGGTGATGCGCGTGACTGCATCGCCATTTGACATGTAGCGCGTATCGGGATCTTTGCCCAAGTTGCCAATGAGTATTACTTTATTGACTGAGGCCATAATTTATAGTGTGATTACCAGTTGTAAGCTAGAAAACCGATACAAATAAATGCGACGATCGTTGATGCCATGAATGCCACGATTGTGGCATCTAGTGCCTTTTTATAAGCATTTCCCCGCATCTCATAGGAAACTATTTTTCTCAAAAGCTTCTCATTCGAGTCTGATAATTCGATGATTTGCTCGTCTTTGTTGGTGTTTGCCTGTATCAGTGCGCAGATCTGTTTATTTAGTGATAATTGCAATTTATCAATATAGGTAGCTTGATGCGCGTTGTTTTCATTCATTCTTATTCCTTTTGTTGTTTGTTTATATTGTCTTCTAGGTAAGAGACTACCATCCACATATTCGCAATGGCGATAGTAACGATACCGACTATATAGTTTGTAAATAGGAGGTTTATGATTCCAGCAATTGCGTATAGTATCGATGCGGATCTTGCGTTCATTCTGCGTTTCCGCATTGGGCAGCAGCCGATTCGCGGACCTGTTGCAATCTTGCCTCACGCTCAATGTTGCTGGTCCATGCCATTGCCGCAATCAGCAGCACTATGCAGGTGCAGACAATAGCCGCTGCAATGAGGTCTGGTTGTGTGCCGCTTGCGCGGTAGTTTTTAGTGTCGAATGGGATCATGTGATTACTCCATTTGCTCGATGATGAGTGACGCGAAGTTCTGCAGGTCCTCGATGCTGCTATCGTTAACCACAAGGATGTCATCATCAACATTCACAGTGATACCTTGCTCGCTCTCGTGATCGGTTTTGATGGCGTATGGGTTCTCAGGGCGGTATATATGCCAGATGATCCCGCCCTGATCGCGCAGCCACTTTGCTTCACCCTCAAATCGGATATCGCTGATGACAACGCCTTTTATATAGTAATTATTTGCATTAGCGAGTTTCTGGTTATAGTCGATTTCTAGCTGTGCGATCTTCAGCCAAATGTCGTTGCAAAGTGTTTTTCTTCCCCACTCAGTGCCCAGGGTCTGCATGACCTGACGAGGGGATTTTCCGCAGAGGCGATCCATCGGTTTTTCTTTAAGATCTCGGTCAGTTAGGTACTCTGGCGGCAATTGAAACATTGCCGAGATTCCCTTGCGCAGCGGATCTGCAAGTGAGATCCTTTTGAACTCGTAGTTGTCAGCCAAAAATTCCGCGATAGTATCCTTGCCGCAGCCTGGCTCACCGTGCAGTCCGATAAGTTTGAGTGGGTTTTTCATGTTATGGATTGCCGTAGTAAAGTTTGACGTTTGTATCTGCCTTGATCTTGGTGATCAGTGTCTTAGTTGCATCTTCAAGCACTTTGTCAGAGCGGATCAGTTCGTACCAGAAAGTCAATCTTCCTTCGCGCACTCGATAGCGTAGGCGGGCGGTGATCTGGTAGGCGTCGCCATTCCAAAAAACAGGTATCCCGATGGCGATTTTTTCAAACATTTTCATCTTAACCAGCGTTTGATCGTCGTCGTCTTGCACGAAATTTAAATTGACGCCGCCGTTTTGCAGCCTGATGTGAGATTTCAGTCTAAGATCTTGGTTGGCTTCAAAAGATATCGCCATTTCCAGCAATTCGTTACCTGACGGCATGTTGGGTGCTGATGCGATGTCGGCGAGATTTTCCTCAATGAAGGTGGCGAACTCTACCTGATTAAATTGGTGCTTATGACCACCTGTCCAGCGCTTCCATTCTTCTGAGAAGAGCGGATCATAGTGTGCTTGGTGGTCTCTCCACTCTTGAGAGTATCGGTCTCCGCCGTGGTCGTTGATAATGCATTTGAAACCAACTTTTGATGCTTTGTAATCCGCTTGGCAGTAAATGTTCGTGCGCCCATCGATCTTATGATCGTTGATGTATTCGATAAAGCTGTCGCGGTCGTCCAGTTGTATCGTGCCTTTTTTTCTTGCTGGTACAGCATACAGTTTTTCATCGTCTCTTTCTTCCACTCTCCAGCCTGGTGGCAGTGCCACTCGGCTGATGTGCGCGTTATCATGTCGCGTAGGCTGTATCGATGATGCAAGATCGATAATGGCTTGCGTTTCGCTGCCTTTGATTTCCAGTTCTTTTTGGTCCATGATTAATTAATTCCTTCTATGTTTTTGAGCGGCCTTTGTGCTTCTTCGATGACTGTCAGATTAAGTTTTTGTTGGTGCGGATTGTCTGGTGATAATCCGCCTTCCTCGGTGGCAAACAATACGGTCTCCATCGGTTCTTCCAGCGGCATGGTCGCTTTGACTTTTCCGGTGATCTGCATGGCGCCGCTTTTGACCAGCTTTTTAACGTTGATGGTCAGGTCAATCTTTCCAGCGCGGCCTGTTTCGTTTACTTTCTTGACCAGTTCGGCCATCTTGTCGCTGGCGGTGCTGATAAAGAATCCATTGCCGATATGGTGCATCGTGTCTGTGATTGGTTTTGTCATTTCAGTTATCCTTTATGTTAGGAATCAACTAACCATCTCATCGCGCGTGATAATTCTCACGCTGATGTTTTCTGTTGATCGGATGTGCGATGCATCCGCTGCCTGCGCAGCTTTAGGTGGGGTGTAAATGGTTGTCAGTTCTTTGTAACAGCCAAGTTTGTCGAGTGCGGATATGACCGCTTCGGTTCTGTGGATGTCTTCCTTTGCATCACTTGCCCAGTCAAGGTGGAGCAGTACGTCATCAAGAGTAAATATTTCGCCTTGTTGCTGGGTCAGGAATTCCTTCAACTTTGCTTCTAGCAGTGATTTTCTCGACTCGACGCCTTCCATGATGGTTATCATGGACTTCGCCATTTCAGAGAAGGCCTCGTTCAGGGTAATAACTTTGAAATCTTTGTATAAATCTTTTGGTATTGTTGTGATGCTTTGGTCGACAAAGCACAGGGTGCCTGGCTGTGGCAGGTTCTCCATGCTGATACCGATTTGGAGGTGTTCCATCCGGTAAAACTTAATCAGCGCTTTCATCTCTTCCCTGCCTATGCGTTGATTGTTGTGGCAAATTATTATGCTCATGTTTTCTCCCTTGGTGGTTATATCTATTAAACTGATTAATTCTTCAGCCAGAGCCAGAGCCAGAGCCAGAGCCAGAGCCATCGCCAGAGCCAGAGCCAGAGCCATCGCCAGAGCCAGAGCCAGAGCCATCGCCATAGCCATGGCCAGAGCCAGAGCCAGAGCCAGAGCCATCGCCATAGCCATGGCCAGAGCCAGAGCCAGAGCCAGAGCCAGAGCCAGGGCCATAGCCATGGCCATCGCCAGAGCCAGAGCCAGAGCCAGGGCCATAGCCATGGCCAGAGCCAGAGCCAGAGCCAGAGCCAGGGCCATAGCCATAGCCATAGCCATGCAAGTGGTGTCTAATCTTCAATAAATTTGACATAGCTTTCTTCTGCTTGGGTAGTTGTTGGTATGTACTCGATGGCATTTGTTAGCATCACTTCGCCTGTTTTATTGAGTCTGCCGCCTTTAATACCATTGGTTGCCACTGACGAAAGAGATAGACCTCCACCTGTCCATCTCCATAGTCTTAATGCATTGCTTAATTTAACTTCCATTGAATTTTCAGGATTTATCCACTCGACATCTCCGATATGTATGCCTGCGCTGTATGTCCTTATTAGGCAGCGTTTTCCTAGCATGGGGTTAGTGGTTTGCTGTTTTTCTGTAACGTTTTGTTCCATTTTTTCTCCCTTGGTGTTGGTGTGATTGCGCAGCCGTGGCTGCGCGTGGGTTTGTTTAGCGTTGCTTGCTGCAGGCGGCAGAAAAAACATGCTTACCGGCATTACCAAGAGCGGATTTTTTGATTGCCAGAAGTTCTTGGTCTATCACATATTGTTCGCACAGAGTCTGACTTTTAAAACCCGACACGTTCACTTCGCTCATGTGGTGGAGTGAACTGCTGGCATACGTGGTTTCACGCACGCCGTTGGCCACCCAGCTTGGCGATACTTCAATCGTGCGTACTGGCTCGATAGGCTCTTGCACTTGTGCTTGTGCAGGGGCATTGACGATGAAAAACGATGATGCGAGGACCACTAAAATAATTTTTAACATTTTTTATCTCCATAATTTTTAAATATCAACTTCAAATCTCGGGTCTAGTGAGTTTTTGTTG